TAACTCTTTCGGCTTGCCTTGTCATCATTTGCATGAAGGCTTCACCAATTCTTCTCTCTAAGACTGTTGCCATTTCGTTAGCTGTTCTAAAGTCAGCAGTTTTACCAACTTGTATTACAGCTACATCATCTGGTCTCCCTTGAATGATTGCTCCATTACCAGCTTTCGCAAGGGTTCCTGGCTTCGTGGTTGAGGAAGGTGAGACTAGAAATACAACCTTAGCTGCAGCACTTGACCCTTCTACTAGAGCTTGGGATAAGGCTTCAAGGGATTTAAGATCTCCCAAGAATTCTTCTACTCTTCCTCTTCCGTAATCTTCTCCATCAACTGTGTTCCATCTCAGTACCAACCATGGTGAGGTGTTTCTCGGTGCTGTGCTACGACTACCAGGAAGTATCATGTCATGACATTCCTGATGCCAGGTCCAGCGACCACTCTTCTCATCCAATCGGACGTATGTGTACACTTCTACGTCATCACTTTCTCCGCTAGTGGAATTATCCATCGGTTGATTGGGTTCCTTAAGTTCTGGTAGCGGGTATTCCAGAAGCTTTTTATCTATAAGTTCTTTAGTTACTATCTCTAATACATTTCCATTACCATCTCTATTGACTACATACCTTGATAGAGGGAAGTGCTTTAAGCCATCTTTACCCATAAAGATAAGTGCGTTACCTCCGACGATTAAATGTTTAATCGCTTGATGGACAACAACTCTATCGCTAGAAGCATTGATGTAATCCATAACCATCCTCTCCATCTTGGAGAATGAAAGGTCTAGTTCACTTCTAACTTCAGCTGGTAATTCTTCACCAAGCTTATCGTCTCTAACTTGTAGTTTAAAAAAGGTAGTCTGTGGTGGTAGTAAGGCTAACATCAATTTCGATGCTAGGTTTACAACCGACTTGGCTCCTACACTTTGCCATGGTTTAACAAGCTTAGCGTAGCTACCTTTAAAGTTATAGTCTTCTTGGATTAAGTAAGGAAGGGTGAGCTTTGAACAATCAACAGCAGCATCTAGAAAACTAGATCTAGAAGTACTTAATCTGTTGTACCTTTCCCTTGCGTTCATAAGTTCAACCCTCCTTGTCCCTTATACCCAGTAGGTATTGGAGAAGTGAAACGTGCCGAGGGACTCTTACCTCTAGTACCTAGAGATTCTCTCTTTGTATTTAATTTTACTTTTGGTTCTGCATCCTCTTCAGTCTTTAGAGGTTCAGGTGCTTTTAATTCTTCAGGCTGAGGTAGTGGCTTTTGTATTGGTTGTGCTATTGGCTTTGGCATCTTTGGCATCTTTGGTGCCAGTGGTCCTATACACATTAGATTTCATCCTCCATGATTGATTTCATATATTCAATGACACTGGCTTGACCAGCTCTATACATAATTGTTTCTATTGAATCAGCTGGAGTGACTGGTCTCCAGCTAAAGTTGTCTTCTAATCTTGTTACTAATTCATCCAGTCTTTGGTTATGTAACTTAAGAGTATTGAGGGAGATTGACATTGCTATGTTCAAAGAACGCTGGCATCCGAGCTGCCTTAGTCTCAGAAAGCTCAGGAGCTTTGCCGTTATACATAAGATTATCGCTAGAATCCAGCCAAAATTTTTTGCTTAAATATTTATCGCCATAAGTATTCTTACCTAATGGCTCCATGATCCAGTTAATTGTGGCTTTCCTAAGTTTATCCAGAGATTGACTAGGAGTAAGACCCATATCAGCACATACGAGAGAGTTAGTGGCAACGTGTATTTGTTCGTCTCTGGAAATATCAGCTGATACCGTTCTGAGACCAGCATCGCCATTAAACCTAAAAAAAGGCAAAAGTACAAAGAAGATAGCACGTTCTATAACTAAGGCTTTGGTAATCATGTGGTCAGGGTGCGCTTCCCACGCATCCCTTAATAAGAAGGCTTCTTTCTCAGACTTCTCATCAACGCCTATAGCGTTGGTTATGTAGCCAAGAGCAAGATCATGTTTGATCTCATCCTTGACATTGGACTCTAGGAGTCGCCGTGCAGATTCGGGAACCTCTTTCTCAAGTGATTCTGCAATAAACTCGCCAACTGGTAGCTCCATATGGCGTATTGCGAGAGCACGGTAGATGGTCTCTTCAGCTCCAGATTTAAGCTTCCCAGCTGTTGTTTGGACGGGTGTCCATGTTCTCTTTCTATTGAGTAACTTCTCATATGGGTTCATTCTTGACAATCGCATTGGGGTTCGTTGTTTAGAATCCCCTGCAAGTAATCTTGGACATCATCTTCGTCTAACGCTGCATATGCACTTGACTTATCTTGTGTGTCTCCCATCACTTGTAGTGAATAATAAAGTGAAGTTTGGGGACTATCTAGCCACTCTTCAACGAACTGTTCGTCGTAGGTTATAACATCACTCCAAGAGTTAAAGCTATATCCATGAAGAAGCCCTGTATGGTTCAACATATACATCAACTGGTCAGCTACTTTCTTATAAGCATCCCAACCAACCTCTGAGGCAATTTCTACATCACCATAGTTATATGTTTGAACTCCATCTGTACCTGAGTCTCTATCAACTGTTTGAGCGATTGGTGGTGCGATCTCAGGTGTGCAAGTAAAGCCTTCTCTGTCTTTACTGCGATATGAACAGCTTGCGGTAGGAGCTATAGCAAATGCTCTCTCCATTCCATATTCTCTAGCAATTTCAGCCGCACTCTGAATGCCTTTATAAAATTCTGCTGCTATTAGACCAGCTGTACCTAATCCAGGTATGCCATCATTAACTGCTTGTAGTGCATCACCAAACTGTTCGTAGGTGACGTTGTTTTGCCTTAGTAGATTTGCTAATCCAAGCAATCCAAGTCCGACTTGCTTGTCCGTGTCGGGTGAAAGGTATTCTCCACTATTTCCAACGCCTGTTTTACTATGTAGTTCGCACAGACTTCGCATACCCTCAATGAAACCACGCTGCAGGTCGGAGATTCTACAGGCACCCGTATTGAGATGGGATAAGAGGCATGTTCCCCGTGATGGCAGGTATACTTCAAGGCATACATTGCCTCGGATTCTTTTTCCATTTTTACCGTACTTCGTTTTATTTAGCCATATGTCACCTGATCTGATGCCATATATAAGTGCGTCTTTTGTTTCTTGACTAGCACATTCCCACTTTACTTCGTTAATGTTGACGCATCGTTTAACCCATGGAAGTTCGGAACGTGGGGTCGTGATGAATTCAATAATGTCAGGGTGATCCAAGTCAAGATGGAGAACACAAGCACCCTTTTTAAATCTTTGACCGCCACGTCTTAATATGTCATTTAAGGTTGAATAGATTTTTCCAAACGATACTGGTCCAGAAGCATTAAGACCTTTTCCGTTTTCACTTCCTTTGGGTCTGAGCTTAGATAAATGGACAGCAACGCCAGCTCCATATCTGAGAGCGTGGCTGACGAATCTCCATGACGCTTCGATTCCATTTGGTCCCTCCATAGAGTCTTCTACAACGAAGACAGTGCATGATACGGGTAGACGTGATTCTGGATCATCTATCCAGTTCTGAACTCTTCCAGTTCTAGATATTAAATTGGTCATTAGACTAGATCGCTTAATGTAGGTGGTTGATAATTTGCGCTCTTTAATACTTTTCCGTCTTCTCTATATGTAGGCTTTCCATCCTCATCTAGTTTTGACATATTGCTTTGATGGACTCGACGTAGAGCTTCGTCTAAATCCCATCCCATATTTGCTGCATACTGATAGCAGACATATACGAGATCACTGAGTTCTTTAATAGCATCCTCATGCAGAGCTTGACTGTTCCTAAACAGCATTCCCTCTGCCTCTAAAAATTCTTTGAACTCTTCAACGATCAAATTCTTTTGCATATTCCTCGACTTGAGCGTCTTGGAGTTCTTTACATTGAACGAGTTCCTGAACTCTCTTGCTTGTTCTAAATTCGATTTCATTTGAGAGATAGTGGATAGCTTTGGAGAGGTCTTCGATGTCGTCATATTTATGGTCTGCTCTGCAGATGTATTTGATTGCATTTCCTAAGTGGAAGTTGAGTTCTTGATCACGTACAAAATCCCAAACTTGGATTGATCCACGCCTGTAATATTTGGGTCCGCTTTCATTGGTGGTTTCGGCCATTTTTCGAGTAGATTTGTAAGGCTATTAGCTAGAACAAAGTTCTGTTTCTGTAGTGCTAGGAAGACAGTGTTAATGTCTTCTCTAGATGTTTCTGGATTCTCTATTGAATCCTTTATGAGTCGTAGTTTTAAATCTTGCTCAACTGTTAATTTGGTAATTGGCTGAGGGACTCCATGGTATGGGTTCCATTTTTTCGTCGTCATAATCCTCGTTAGTTAGTATTCTTGCTAGACGTGCATTCTCTAAAGCGATATCTTCCGATAATCCCTTCTCTTTGAATGCTTCTACAACTGTTTTCCAGCTATATCCCTTCTCCTCAAACAGAGCAACAGCTCTTTTAACTCCAATTCCAGGTACACCTGCATAGCCGTCGGTGTTATCTCCAGCCATTGATTGAATTAGATGCCACTTAGCTCCCTCTTCGGGTTTGATGAGTGTGGACTCTTCAAAGTTCCATAGCATTCCAGGAATTTGTCGCATATCCTTATCTGGACTAACAATGATATTGCCTGTATTTTTTGTGGCATAAATTCCCATTGAGTCGTCTGCCTCTAAGGTAGGCATTTTAATTACTGAATATTCTTCAGATAATTTGTTAATGACACGTCGATAGGCGCAAGGCTTCTTACGATTTCTGTGTCCTTTGTAATTCTTTTGGATATCCTTTCGAAAGTTTTTACTGTCACTAAAGAACAGTATCATTTCATCAAAGGAACCAAACTTGTTGGCGATTCTGTTGAGTTCACGTTTGACACAGCTATAGGCTTCTTTAAATGACGAGGTAACGACTATTACGTCATCGCCAAAGTCGATCTCGGATTCCGCTGCAGCTGTACATTTGTATACCACAAAATCGCAGTCAATTAATAGTTTCATACACCATCCTCCTTACATAATCTGGGTCGTCATATACATACTGACCATTTGCTTTTAAGGTGTATGGTTCAAATTTCATTTCATCTTTAATAAAATCTATTGCATCTAGTAAAGGTCTTGTTGAAAAAAACCATTCACGTTGAGGTAAGTACCTGTATTCGTGGAATAAGTCATGTAGCTCTTTTTCTAATCCATGATAAATTGTATCCGCTTTAATACAAGCTAATACTCTTATATCTTTCGGATAATGAGTTAAATAACTTTCAATTCTGGCTTCTAAACATTTTGCTTTGCCTATTTTTATTAAAGTAGGATCATGAGCATAGCTTATAAAATAACATCCACTAATAGTGCCAAAACCATAACTATAACTTTTTAAAATATTAGCTATAGATTTATGTACATATTTATTTGGACTATCTAGTACATGCTTTTTAGAGAAACGTCTATCCTTAATCCTTGTATCAATAGATGCAAAACTTTTATCAATGGACTTCTGACCAATCTCTTCCTGACTTTGCCTCTGCTGCAATTGGGACTCTAAGGTTGTAGTACTCTCCAGCTCTAACTGCTGAGTGTTCAAGGGTGAACTTAACGTCATCTATATCTTTTGGTTCGCACTCGTATTGAAGTTCGTCATGTATAAACGCAAGCTGATGAGTGGATAAATCA